CACGGGCAAGGTCAAAAGTCATAGTTTTTCACATGATTTCGCTTGGTTGCATGGTCCTCATCGACCGATGTATACTGGGTAGGTCAACCTCTTAGCCCTCTTCCACCTCAATCTATAGGGTCCAGAGCAATTCAAGGCATAAAACATCAATTGGTAGAATAGCATTAAAATGGACGCATTATTGAATGTATCATACACTGAAACCAACCTCTCTGACAATGTTCAACAGGATTATGCCGAGGGGGAGGCAGTGGAGACTGGGGGGTCTTACCATCTCAAGTCTGCTCTGAGAACACATGATGACTATAGGAAGAACTATAGGTGTCGGCAAGACCTAACGATCCTCATGGAGTACAAGACTGGACACATTGCATACAATCCATGCAAGCTCCTCCCACTCTTGTGGTCGCATATCATTGTTGGGATAGGGACCATGTTCAATAGTAATGCCTACGAGGAAATTAAAGACCATTACAGAGATGAGGACATGTTGTCGGAGCTGCTTCATTTGACTGAGGAGGAGCTACCACTGGTCATGAGTCAAGAGGATGCATCCTTGATCAATGAGGAGGCTACCAGGATTGTGGATGAGTCCTGGAGGCTTGATACATTCCTAGGGAGGCTCAACGGGGTACGATGGTTCCTGACACATCTAATAATCAATCACAACAGAGGGGAGAGTGGGATAGAGGATGGGCTATGCTACAGGGAGGGGATGGGAGTTTTCACATATTATCTGGGAGACACATTCTCAATAACCACTTCCAAAATGTGGGCCAATGTTGACATAAACGGGGATAAGTGTATCATTCATATGGATCATATAGTTAATGTACTTGATAAGCTAACAGAGAGATACAACTCCATCATATACAATCGCATGTGTAGGTCAACATCCATGAGCACTATATACCCACCAGACAATATGCTTCAGAGGGTTATTGCAATCGGTGATGGGCTAATCATGTCAGAGGGTAATGAGGCATACAGGGGGCTGGCTTGCTTTGAAGCACTTTGTGTCGGGGAGATTATCAACAAGGGGGACAGCGGGGTTTGGGACGTTAACAAATTCTTGAGAACTATGAAGCATGAAGTAGGACAGCTTGGAGCACAATTCGACCACTGGTGCACTACTTTGTGCAAGATACTTGCAGACATGAACACCCAGCAGATATCGTGTCTTCACGGCCTGTACAGGATATGGGGGCATCCTGTAGTAGATCTGGAGAAGGGGCTTGAAAAGCTAAGATCCGTGGCACTAGTGGAGAAATGCATACCCAGGGCCTTCTCAGTAAACACCTCCAACATGTTCAAGGAGACATTCTTCATGAACTACTACAAGAAGCACAAGTTCTACCCCCCATACACCTGGGTAGGGCCCTCTGGGTCTCACTATCTGCAACAGAACCTGATCCTGGAGAAGGAGATTGACCGCCATAACATCAGGTACCACATAGAGGACTGGCAGAATGTCCAGTGTGAGAAGACCTTCGAGATCCCAGCAACATACAGCCTGGCATCATGCATCAAGGATCGGGCAATATCGCCAACCAGGTCCGAGCTCTCCCGGATGGTCCAGTCTAACAGATCCGTGATGAATCAAGAGGCCAGGAGAGGAGTCCTGAAGTGGTTGAACAGCAGCATGGTGCCTGTCAGGGAATTCCTACAAGACATAAATGATAACAGCCTTCACATTGATGACTGTATAATAGGCCTTTATCCGAAGGAAAGGGAGTTGAAGCTTGAGGCCAGATATTTCGCACTTATGTCTTTCAGAATGAGGCTATATTTCACCATCACTGAGCATTTGGCCAATGACCATCTGCTTGAGTACTTCCCTATGGTAACCATGTCAGACAGTATGCTGGAACTCCAAAAGAAACTTGACGCTCTAAGTCGCAAGCAGACATCATCAAAGAGGGGGGTCATACATTATGTGGTTAACATTGATTTCAGGAAGTGGAATCAGCAGATGAGAGAGGAGATGACGATAGATCTGTTCAATGACACTGACAGGCTTTTCGGGTTCAACAACTTGGTCGGCCGCACTCATGAGATATTCCGGAGGTCCTACATATACTTATCATCAGGGGAATACGTGCCGTCTCTGAACGGGAGAGGCGGTCTGAGGACTGAAGCCCCATACAGCTGGACGAAGGATCCTTCGGGGAAAGAGGGGTTGAGGCAAAAATATTGGACAATCATGACGGCATGCGATCTCATGGTCGTTGCAAGGAAGTTCAATATGAAGATAGATCTGGTAGGCGGGGGCGATAATCAGGTGCTAATTGTGGAGGTAAGCACGGACAGAATCAACCATGACGGCACTATGAGTGATGAGGGTAAGGCCGAGTGCCAAGAAAAGATGAACTCCTTCATGACATCTCTGTCAGAGTACATGGAGAGTAAGGGTCTCCCACTGAAGGTGGAGGAAACATGGATCTCCCCTGACCTACTCATGTTCTTCAAGATGATGTATTTCAGGCATGTCACCCTGATATCCCCCCTCAAGCAGGCATCCAGGGTGTTTCCCCTCTCGAATGATCAAGTGATGACTATAGGGAATATGGCATCCACCATATCATCAGCAGTAACGGTGCTGTCATCCAAGGATATGCAGATCGGCCCTGCAATTATGCTAGGAAGGATGTCAGTTGGTGACCTAAGCGTGATGGTCTGCAATAACCACCCTCTGTCAGTGGATAAGAGGATGTGGTCAGAAAAAGTGTCAATATGCAGAGGTGGGGCTAGAAGGACGATCAGTGTACCGCCTCACAGAAGGACCCCTACAAGAATATTCCAGTCATTAACCCTTCATCACAAGGTGCTGGGCGGGTCTGCGATCATAAGCCCCCTAGGCATGCTAATGAGAGGCTTCCCGGACCCACTGTGTGAGCACTTGACTTGGATGTCCATGCTTACAAGGCCACGGCCAGAATATAAGGTGTTCTCCTGCATGTCTATGAACAACAAGACCCCGTGGTCTCATCTGCTTGAGGATCCGGTGAGTGTGAATCATGATGCCCCTATACACGGCCTGGCTGTACTTAGACGGGAGGCTGAAAACGCACTGGCCTCGGCAAGCAAATACACAAACAAGGACTTCCTGGAGTTGGCACATACATGCAACAAACAGATGGTGGAGGGGCTGGCAGATGCTCTATGCTCGGGGGACAACATTGATATCAGGATCCTCCATGACATCATGGGGGCAAACTTAGGAGGATACTTCAACTCCATAGCCTCAAAGGTCAACAAGGCATCCACTGTGCTGAGGATGAACAAAACGTCCAAGGTGATAGAGACGATAACCGGCCAGGAAAAGGTCTGCATGTCATACTATGTGTCCTACGGGATGGTAGACCATGACCTGGCGCCGATGTCCTGCCCCACGGCTACAGCAAGGCGCTATAGGACCATCAGCTGGGGTAAGAATATCATGGGAATAACCACCCCCCACCCTGCAGCATTCCTCAGCTATACAACCGGCCCTCATGAGTGTGATCATAATTACGTCCAGACAAAGACAATGTCCGCAGGGGTCGTTGACCCACTATCTCGAGGCCCGTTCCATGTGTATCAAGGGTCGTACACCAAAGAAAAGTTTAAACCGACGGAGATGGCAGCAGCATATGGAGAGGAGGACCTGCTATCAAGAGCCATCCATCTTATGAAGCTAATCAACTGGAGATATTCCCAGGATTCATCAATGGCAAGGGTCATAAGAGGTCTCCTGGGCTCTCTAACTGATGCTGATCCCTCCATGTTTTATGGCATGATGGAATGGATTTCCGGTGACGCGGAACACAGGTATCAGGATATGGCCACCAAGCATGGGGGAGTGCCTAATATAGCCTATTCAATACTGTCATATGTAAGGGCAAATACATCCACCTTCCGAAGGCACTCAAGGGGAGGGAAGAATGAGACCATACACTTCCAAGCTGTCATCATATACACCTCCATGATGAGCCTGTTCAAACACTACGGAGGGATTGGTCATTGGCATGAAACATGTGACAAGTGCATTTCAAGAACAACTGTAGACCCTGACTTCCAGTTCAAAAGAAGGGTGGCTTTCCCAATGTTGCCTGGTAACATGTTTGCATATGTGCCATCTGAAATGATCAAGTTCCATTATCATGATCTAAGAAGAATCAAGGCTCAAGAGATGGCAGATGAAAGGATCATCAGTCTGAGCTGCATGAACGATGGTGACAGGGCTGTGGCTGCATGTAGCCTCTTGTCGGGAGTCATAGCAGCCAGTCAGAGCAAAGACAGATCCAGTGACACTGTAAGCAGTATCACAATGTGGTCATCCATTATACATGCTAAGGATCTCATACCCATGGTGTGCCTCAGACTTTCGGTAGATCATCTTATGAAGCGTAAGGAGTGGGTGTGGCCAAAACCTCATGTACCTCAGAAAGTTGCCATGCTGTTGGAGCCATTCATCATGTCCCCGTCAGGGAGATGCTGGCTGTCCTCCATGGGGCTGGACATCTCCGAGCTGGGTGTCGGCCAGATAGGGGTGCTAAGGGACATCATTCACAATGTTGTAGATGGAAGGATAATACCCAGAGTTATCCCGAACAGGGTGTCACCACTGTGGACAAATGATGTTATTTGCGCTAAGATATTTGAAAACACCCACATTGTACAGTGTGATGACTGTCTTAACAGAGGCTCAACACTGGTGAGGACAGAGATATGTAATGACATGCGGATGGAGTATTTGTTCAAAATATGCTCAATAACTCTCCCTGTCTTCAAAGGGGATATGACCCAGATTGAGATGCCCCTGCCCATAACTCCACTGTATGATTGGGAATCATCCCCTGTTCAAGTTTACAACGTGCTCTCTGACGGGACCGATTATATCCCATTTCCGAAAGATGGGCCTATAACCCGATCAATACCGCTGGGTGCGTCCGGTGTCTCATCCATGCTAGACATTCTTCATGAAACAAAGGGAACAATCCTGGTGTCTACTGATGCAGTCAGTCTTATGATATGGAGGAAAATGTACGGTAAACGGGTGATCAAGATCTACAATGACTCACACAAGGGCCTGGACAGTGTATGTGAGATGAACGCAATGACCGAAGAAGTGTCCGACAGATATCTGGATGACGAACATACCAATGAGAGGCCTGATGTCATATGCTGCAGTGCTTACCCTGAGCCAGCTGGGTGGTGCGTTGTTACTTCAAGGGATGAGCTCAACAGTCTGCATGAGAAGGCCAAACACATGACCCCGGTGTCTGTAATGGTTTCCAGCCTCAGGTGCCCCACAAGAGTGGTGTGTGCTATCAGACTTGACAGTGGGGACGAAGGGGGATGGGGAAACTTGCAATCATTATACAGGAGCTTGGAGGCAAGATGCCAGCCGCATGTGAGTCAGGTAAAGAAGCCTTCTGTGAAGACCAAACTAATATCTCAGCTAGTTTCTTTGTTTCAAGCATGTGACGGGTCATTCCAAGGGTGCCTAGACAGCCTGATCATCAGCATGAGATCAATGGTACATAAACGAGAAGTTTATAGCAGGAGAGGCCGAGACGCCATGTATATGCTAATAATTCTGGAGCTGGTCAGACACAATGGGGGCGTCTCTAAGGCATTTAATTTGGGGAGGATCAAATATGTCAACCGGCCTAGAATGATAAGAGCAAGCCTTACTAACTCAAATAATAGGAAAGCAGCGTCCGATGTCCGGGATGCTAAGGAGGTTTTCAAAAGAGCGGGCGTTGATACAGTAATTTGTAATGATAATTATGTGAGGGTAATATTGTAGCTGTAATTATATACCCATTGTAATGCATCCACACAATAAATTGTATTTAATCAAAACATAGGCTTCCCAAGCTGAGGTCAGAGGGGGAGGCAGAACCTCCAGGGGGCGGCCCCAATGCATGCCGTTCGTGAGCTGTCGCCATCGCATTCAGGAAGGGATTTGCCCTCGGAAGTTAACTGGCGGTATATAAGAACCCAAGGTGTCTTTAGATAGACCCGCAACGTTAAGAACCGCGGGAGATCAAGTCAAAAGAAGGTTCGCACAGTACTCGAAGTCGTGCTAATATCAGTACTTTTGCATGTCTCCGTGTA